CTTTAATGTCCAATCTATTGCTATTCTTTTTTTATCTGTAAGTATATCTTGAGCTCTATGTGGCACTCTTGGGTCAAATATTATGAAGTCGCCTGGTTCTGGTGAATGTAAAACTCCACCATGTTCAAATCCACCACCATAAGATTTTTTCCAATCTGAATTTAATATTCCCAATACTTTAATGATTGGTGTGTCTTTCAGTTCATCTTTCTGATGGTCTGTATGCACATTATCTTCTCTATGTTCATCTTTCATAGAGATACCACAAAACAAAAGGTCTAGGGGAACATTCACATTTTGTTTTTTTGCAGTTTCATGTATCATCATTAACAAACTCATAGACACACCGCCCAAAAATTTATCGTGCATAGTGTCACCTTGTATGACATCTATCTTTGCATGTTTATCTTCAAAGGGTTTACCCATAGGATAATTAAAATTCCATTTAGTAGATTTCGTAACTTGATGTTTAAAGAAATCTAAAAATAATTTTGAACAACAACCTTTAACTATCGTTGCCATACTTAAACTCTTTTGTTGCAGCTTCTTCTAATTGTTTCATTATATCTTCTGTAAAATATTTTTCTGGGTCATTATTAATTGTTTTTGCATATTGTTTAGTACCATCTGGTAATTCAATACGAGTTGATATTTGTTTAAATATTCCATGTTTTAATGCTAAGTCAAGTAATCCATAATACCTATCAAGTCCTTTATCATAAGTTAACAAAACATCAACCATTTTATTTTCCACAGTCAATCTTGATTTATGATTCTTACAATGAATTATATTACCAACAACTTCTGTACCATCTTTAAATTTTTTCTTTGAAAGATATATGATACTTGAAGCAGCATACTTCAATCCACTACCACCACCCATTTCTTTTTGTGGGAACATAGAACCTATGACATCATAAGTATGATTCGTTACAACCATTGGTACTTTTGCTTTACCAAGTTTTAAAGTTAAAACTCTAAATGTAGCTTTTAATATTTGTGACCTTGACATATCTCTAGTTTCTTTTCCAGCATCTGTATCTTCTACTTCTTTAGTAGTTGATAACATACCAAGTGAATCTAAACATATAAAGAGTGGTCTTCTGACATCTACATCTTGTTGTATATACCTATCTAATACTTTTAATGTTTGGTGTCTAAACTCTTGTACAGTTGTTACAGGTAGTATCACCATTCTATCTGCATCTATTCCTCTATCAACAACCATCTGTTTTGTGATTGCACTTTCTGATTCAAAGAATACAACACCAGCATTTGGATTCTTATCTAGGAAGTTTTTAACCATTCCCATAAGAAAGAAAGTTTTACCTGTGGCACTTTCTCCAGCCAAAGCAGTAATTTTGTTTTGTGGAAGTCCACCATAAAGTGAACCAGAAATTAAAGCATTGAATATGTGAGAACCTGTATCTATAAAATTCACTACATCTCCTGCCTCAATACCTTCTGAAACTATTCCAGCATATTCGTTACCAGTTTCTTTAATAATATCTTTTAAAAAGTCATTCATTTATTTCCCCTATTTAATTGCAATTGCACCAACGAACATATGATTACGCCAGAATGGTTGTGCAGTTTTAAAACCAGCACATTCTAACATACCTTCTAACTCTTTCCAAGTATTAGGTTTCAACATATTCCTTAATGTTTTTTCTTTTTCTAATATATCTTCTGAATTGAAATGTTTTCTTTTGTAATCATAAAAATTAAAAGTTATCATTTCTTGTAATCTTGAATCTTCACAAACTGTTTTTTCTGCAAAGATAAACGCACCACCATGATTCAGTCCATTGTAAATATTTTGTAATACATTAAATCTATCCTTTCTAGGCATAAACTGTAATGTAAATATTGATGTTACTAAACTACAGTTTTTAAACTCGTAACTACGAACATCTTTTTTTTCAAAATTAACAGAGGCCCAAGGATTTTCACTCTTTATTCTTTTGTGTCTTGTATCAAGTTCTGTGAAGAAACTTGGAGCAAGTTCTATACCAACATAGTTAGCATATTTACAAAATGATTCATTGCCTTTTACGAAGGCCTCTGTTAATTTACCTGTTGAACAACCTATATCAACAACATTTGTTTCATCTTCTACAAAGTTTCTAGATAGACTAACTACATCTTCTAGTAGATTTGTATATCCACGAATTGAATGTTCAATATGGTCATCAAAACCTTCTTCTCTTTGAGCGAAGGTAAAGTCATAATTTTTAGACATTATTTTTACTCCAGTTTATATTGCCATTATACATGGTGTAATCATGTTTTGTCAAGACTTTTATTATAAGGTTCTATTACATTCTTATAAACAGACTCAGCAATGGCTTTCATCATTAAAGAGGGTACCATTCTACCACATCTTTCTGTCTTCTGTGACATAGAACCAGTAACTATGAAGTCATCTGGTAGTGACATTAGACGTTTTATTTCTTTGATTGTTAATCTTCTTTTTTCAATAAAGTGACAGACATCTGCATTTGTTGTAATTGTAGGAGCTGGATGGTGTCTAGACATCTTCTTAACATTGAAATGCCATCCTTTAGGATGATAATCATTTCCCCCTAATACTTTGTCTGGGTCATCTGGCATAAGAGATGCTGTGTCCTTATAGTGTGCTGATTTTATCCATGTGTCTGTACACCATTTAACTTCTTCTGAATCTAACTCTAAGTCCTCTAATGCTTCTTCAGCTGTTACTATATCTCTACTTTCTTCTGGGAAGATACTAGCGATGTTCATAAATGTTAATCCTATTGCCTCTGTAACATCTTCACGAACAGCTATAAAGATAACACGCCTTCTAGATTGTGGTACTCCAAAGTGTGATGCATTTAAAATTTTATATGATACATCATAACCAATTTTTTCAAATGTATTTACAATCTCATTTAATTTAAGTTTAGCTTCTCCTGCCACTAGACCTGCGACATTTTCACCTATAATAACTTTAGGTTTTATTTCTTCTGCAACTCTAAGATATTCAAAAAATAAGTCTTCAATATTTTCTACTACTTTATTGTCTGAATACTTTTTAGTTTTACCCCAACCATCAGAATGTTTTGAACCAGACTTTCCTAATGTACCACACATTGAAAATGCAGAACATGGTGGGGAACCATCTAATATGTCTAATTCACCTTTTTGTATTCCCGCAGTTTCTAAAAAGTCTTTACCTGTAAGTTCTTTTATATCATCAGGTAGTATTTTTGTATCTGGGTAATTTTCTTTGTAAGTAATTCTTGCTTGTTCTACAAACTCATTTACACAAAGTATGTTTCCACCAGCTAGTCTATAACCAGTAGATGAACCACCACCACCAGCAAAGGTAGATATGACACTAAACTTATTTTGTGCCGATGCTTCTTTTACATCTTTTAAATTATACTTTTGATATTTCATTATATGGTTTCAATACTTTTTCATAAATTGATTCTGCAATTGCTTTCATCATTAGTGGTGGTACCATTCTACCACATCTTTCTGCTTGTTTATTAAAACTTCCTGTTAGTTTAAAGTCATCAGGTAATGACATTATTCTTTTTACTTCTTTAATTGTAAATGTTCTAGGTTCATGCCAGTGCATTGCTCCAGCATGTGCTGTAATTGTTGGGGAAGGTTTAAATCTTGAACATTTTTTCATATTAAAAAAATGACCTTTAGGATGATAGTCACCACCTGTTTCTACTTTCTTAGGGTCATCTGGCATATCCAACCAAGTTTCATGATGTGATGTGCCTTCAAATTTTTCTATTAATGTATCTGCTTCTTTTCTATCTACTTCTATTCCTGTTAAACAATCTTCTAATGTAACCACTTCATTACTTTCTTGTGGGAATAAACTTTGAATATTCATGAATGTTAATCCTATTGCCTCTGTAACATCTTCACGAACAGCTATAAAGATAGTTCTCTGTCTTGTCTGTCCTACTCCATAGTGTACGGAGTTTAAAACTTTATATGATACATCATATCCTATTTCTTCAAATGTGTTTACAATTTTGAAAAGATAGTTTTTTGCTTCACCAATAGTTAATCCTTTTACATTTTCAGCAACAATTACTTTAGGTTTTAAATCTTTTGCTATTCTTAAAAACTCAAAGAATAAATCCTCTATGTTTTCTACTTTCTTACCATCAGAATAACTTTTAGTTTGACCCCAACCTTTAGAGTGACTACCTTGTACCATTGCACCAGATACAGAAAATGCAGAACATGGTGGGGAACCATCAAAGATATCTATGTCACCATACTTGTTAAAATCTTCTGCAGTAAGTTTTTTTATATCATCTGGTAGTATAGGTGTATTAGGATAGTTTTCCTTATATGTATTTATTGCTTCTTGAACAAACTCATTCACACAAAGTATCTTACCACCTGCCAAACGATATCCAGTAGATGAGCCACCGCCACCAGCGAAAGTTGATACTACTGTAAACTTTTCTTGTTCAGAAGCCTTAACAACATCTTTTAAATTATAAGGTTTATATTTCATACATATTCTTCTAGTGTTGATGTATTTTCCATTTCATACCAATCTCTATAAACATCTAACATTCTAGTCCTATTCTTAAAGTTAATTTCTTTATTTTTTAATAAAGTTTCAAATAGTTTTATTACTCCACTTCCTATTTGCAAATTTAAATGATTCTCTACTTTACCTATTTCATTAAACTCATAAAATCCATTTCTTACATGATGTTTTTGAAATGGTTTATTTAATTGTTCATGATTGTGTTTGTAGAAAAATTCTTTTACTGGTGCTGTTAAGTATGGTGTTATAAGATTTTTATTATTCATTTCTGCAACTTTATTATGCCATATGTAACCAGCTTGATTTTCTTTTTCAAAATAATTATCTCTAAACTCATTAAAGTTATCACCTTTATAATGTATCATAGCTTTTTTACTTAATCCATAATAACCATCTGCAGCCCAACCAGACAAAACATATTGTTCTTTTATCTGTGGATAGATGTATAGAAATGGGAATGTACATTCGAATTGTGTTTTCTTTCTACATCCCAATTTAACTAAATTATGAAAATCTTCTATCAATCTATTTGTTGGTATAGTAACACCAACGAATTTCCAATTTCTCATTTGAGCAATATCTTTTGCTTTGTTATAATCATAAGATGGTTCATTATCTAATCTAAAACTATATGCAGTTATCTTCTTTCCAAGTCTTTCAGCTGCAAATGCAACAGAGATAGAATCAACACCACCAGACAATAATACTGCAACTTCTTTTTCTTGAACAGAATCATCTACTTCATATGTTAATATTTTGTCTATCATTAAATGGTCAAAAGTATTTTTCTTTTTAAATATTAAATCCCAGTTTGAATCAAACTGTTTTATGTCCACTTTAAGTGGTCTTCTTTTATCACCTTTTCCAGCCATTAGAAAAACTCCTCTAGTGTTCCTTGTGTTCCATAACTACCATCAATCTGCCATTGTATAATACTAGTAATAAATTTTAATGGTTCTACAAATGACTTTTCAAATTGCATATCATAATCTACTATAGTATGTAAGTTTAATTCTTTAGGTAACTTAGTCATAAATGATATAGAAGTTGATTGATACACATTTGGTATTTTCATATGTAAAAATTTAATCTTATCACCCTCTTGTATAAAAGGATATTTTCCTTGTAATTTCTTTTCTCTTAAAAGATGATTGTATAATATTGCACCTTTACAATGTATTGGGGCTCCTTTCTTAAATAGATTATGTGATTCAGTCCATTTTAATAATCCATTTACTGAGCGTGGGTACGCAACCATTTCTGGTTTTAGTGTCATAAACTCTTTTCTAAAATCTTGTATAAAACTATTTAGCACTTTAGAATCTTCGTTCATAATAATAACTAATGCTTCTTTAATCTTTTCACGACATGGTGCTGGTGTTGATGACTTCACAGCTTCAACACCCATAATTTTTAATTTGGGTTCTTTATAACGAACACCTTCAACATCATGTGTATTTAAAATATATCTTTTCTTTGCAACCCAAATACCTTTGTCTGCAATCACTTCTCTTTTCATTTCCATTTTTTGTTCGTATGCATTTACATAGTCAGCGAGTTCTTGATAAGCTTTATCAATAAAAGGTTCGATTTTATCTGTAGCCACTTTGTCCAAGAAGTCAACGATTTTGG